CTGGCCAATCAGTATCAGTCTGGTTATCTCTATTCTTTTTACGAGCTGCTTTGTATTGTGGGAAGTATTGCTTTCTCCATGTATTCATACCATCACAGCAAATAACCATTTGCCCATATTGATCTCGATACTTCTTATTGTACATACGAATACTATTTAGTATCATATGTCTTATCATGTTTTCATCATTTAATTTTTGTACTATAATATTTGATAACGCAATTTGGTTATAATCAATCAATATCATCTTCTTCACTCTTGTCGGTTAATAGTTCTTCCATACTCTCTTCGATCTTTCGAAGTTCTTCTTCTATCTTATCTGAATCTTCAAAGTTGCTGTCAACTAAGGTTACTAGCTTCTTATCGCCAGCATCTAGGTCTGCCTGAAACGGATGATTAAGTCCTTTATAACGATAGAACATTGCAGCCAAGTTATTAATTATAACTGACATATCTTTCATTTCATCACTACTTACATTATAGAAATCCATATCTTCGAAGCCGTCTATAAATTCGTTATTACATATTGCCTGATCCATTAATTGAAAACAATAATGGGCCTCAACACATTCTTCTTTTTGAATTTCAGTACGTTCTTCTTCGTCTATGACTTTATCGATTTTTTCATCGATAACTTGTTTGAGTCTTTCCGAGGTGGGAAATTGTATTATATTTGACATAGACTTATCCTTAATCATAAGTTATATTATAACACAGTTTATTGTAAATGTAAACTATTTTTTTAAGTTTTTTACTGAGGGGGCTCCGATCTTGCAACCAATAAATCCATTGTAATACTCGTCTGTTAAAAGGACATCCCTGTCAAATTGCTCCTTGGCTTCCATGTATGCGCACTCTCCCTTTGTTTTACACAAATGAATAATTTCTCGTTTTAAATGGGCACAGCCATTGGAGCTTATTTCTTCATTGAGTGAATTACTTGAACCAAAGTATGTTTTCCAATCGGATTCAACTAAGGTCTTTTTTCTGCGCTTTCTAGTTTTTGTAATGCCTAGAGTTTTCTTAAACCAAAAGAACTTCTTACCAACATACTTCTTACCAGTTTGCTCATTCGTTATGAGATACACAAACCCGTAATAGTCGTCAGAACTAAAGTCTTCAGGTGGGATCCACTCTTTGTCATTATATAACCACATGTATTATATATACTAGTCATCAAATCGAAGCTCTTCGAGTTGGTCTTCTAGAGGTTCGCCACAAATTGGGCAGAACTTTGGGTCTTCATCCTCACATGATACACGAGATTTATTATAACACATAGGGCAATCAATGTGTTTTACATTCATACGTTATCCTTAATATATTCTTTAAAATCAACAAAGCCACCTACGACTTTATCATCTACTTTTATTTGTGGAAATGTTCTAGCTGTTGGAAATTGTTCAAACAACTCTTCTCGTGTAAAATCATTTCCTAGTTTTTTATATACATGACTAGCGCCTTCTATTTGTTTTGCTAGTGCAACCGCTTCAACACAAAACGGACATTGGTCCTTTCCAAAAATTTCAATATTCATTAACTATTTCCTTTGTATTGCGCGCATTCGATACGCGATTGACATTCTACCTTTATTTTTAACTAATGGAGCTCTAGCTCTATGCGAAACACTTGAATCTAAATATACTACTCTACCGGGTAAAGGGAGAACAGATTCAATTACTTCTCCGTCATCGTTAAGTATTTCTAAAGCTCCTCCCCATTCTTCTTTCCATTCATGGTGACAATACAGAAGAATTGTTCTATCAGTACCGTCGCCAATAAAATCATCCTCATGGGCTGTTCCATCTTGACCATAAACTTGAAGATTCGAATCAATAGTGTGCATATCCGTTTCTTCTTCTAATACGCTAAATTGCAAATGGTCTAAAACTTTAAGAAAAATATCGGGTGTGTTATTAGTAACATTATATAAACTATCACGAAACCATAAACTACTACCAAAAAATTTATGAGTACCCTTTGTAAATGCACTATCTAAGGGAAATTGATCTCTATTAGCTACATTACTATAAGTCCATGGTAAGTTATGCGCAGCTTTACTCATTTCCATTATAAAATCTGGTGTAAATAAATCATCATATACTTTCAACATATTATAAACTCAAGGCTGCTAGCGTATCAGTTGAAACATCTTTCTTAACTCCACCCGTTACGTATGAAGTAATTTCAGTTTCTTGTGGCGCCACTTGTACATTTCCACCCCCAATCCATTTTTCTGTCCATGGAAGAGGATTCGTTTTTGAAACATGATATGGTGATTGAATACCTAAGGCACGCATTCTCTTTGTACCAATCCATTCAACATAATCACATAATAGTTTTTCATTTAGACCAATCATCGATCCATTCTTAAAGAGATAATTTGCCCACTCTTTCTCTTGCTCAATTACATCAACAAATAGTTTTTGTATTTCTTCCTTTTGCTCTTCTTGAATAGCGACATAATCCGAGTCTTCTTTTAATAGACTCTTAATCATAACCGTAGTACTTGCTAAGTGAACATTCTCATCACGTGCAATAAACTTAATAATCTTTGCGTTGCCTTCCATCTTCTTCAATTCAGCAAATGCCCATGAACATGCAAAGGAAACGTAGAAGCGAACACCTTCTAACGCGTTAGCACACATCAAAGCCATAAAGATTTGTTTCTTATAGTCTCTTGGTGTAACACCTTCTTTCTTATGTTGTTCTACTAATTGATTATACCAATAGTCAATACTATCAGCACACTTCATAACTTCAGGATTATCTGTAATCTCATCGAATACAGTTGATGGATCTGGATAGATGTTACGAATAATATGAGTATATGAACGACTATGAATCGTTTCAAAGAATGCCCATGTAGTAATCCAATTCTCTACTTCAGGTAATGAACATACTGGTAGGAATGCTTCTAATGGCTCTCTTCCTTGAATAGAATCAAGTAGGATTTGTCTCTTTAGATTACTTGTAAAGATATGCTGCTCGTGTTCGTCTAATGATTCAAAGTCTTTCTTATCTTTAGATACATCAACCTCTTCTGGTCTCCAAAAGAAACCAAGCTGCTTATCAGTAATCTTATCGATGTTAGGATATTTAACTGTATCGTATCTTGCGATATCGACTGGTTCGTCCAAAAACATCATTTTGTTTAGGTGTGACTTCTTTAAATTTTGCAACTTTCACAATCCTCCTCAGATGAATTATCTCCCGCACCATCGTGGGTGTTGAAATAATACAATTGTTTTAGTCCGTATTTGTATGCAGTCACAAGATCAGTTACCATTTCTGACATAGGCACTTTACTATCTTCAAAGAACTCAGGATTATAAGATGTGTTAACACTAATCCCTTGATCTATATATTTCTGTAATATTGCACAGATTTTTAAATAACCATCTGGGGATTCTTGTTCCCACAGAAGATCATATTTATTTTTTAGATGATGATAGCCAGGTACAACCTGTGCCATTACTCCATCTTTTGACTGCTTGTATGATACTAATGCTCTTGGTGGTTCAATACCATTAGTACTATTGCTTATTTGTGCTGATGTTTCAGCTGGCATAAGAGCCATGAGTGTGGAATTACGAATTCCTGTTTTTTGAAGCTGGTTACGTAAGCTTTTCCACGGTTTTCTTTCTTTATGTGGCACCAAATTATTTACAGCCTCCTTATATGTATCAATTGGGAGAACTCCACCAGCATATTTTGTGTCATTATTTAAAGGAATTTTACCTTTTTCTTTCGCAATATCAGCAGAAGCTTTAATTAAATAATATGACCATGCTTCAGCATATTCATCAACTGTAGTAAATGCACCATCATCATACTTTAATCCACGTTTAGCCAAGAAGTATGCAAGGTTGATAATACCAATACCAAGTGGACGACGATTCATTGTACTACGTTCTGCAGCTTTAATAGGATAGTCTTGATAGTCTAATAGTTCATCAAGAGATCTTACAGCTA